CAGTGGGGATAATGCACCACTTACAAATGTACTTTGAATGAACCTAGACTTAGCCATTAGACTTCCATAAAGGTTATGTTCATAGAGAAGATATCAACCACCAGTGACGTAGTGCCATCGCCTTTCATCATTACCTTAAACTCATCGCCTGAGTTAATTTGGAATATCCCGTTAGACGATGCAGAGCCTCTTTTATTCGCAGACGTAAACGAACGCACAATAGACTGAGGGCTAATCACATCGTTAATCGCTAGGGCAATGGTTACATCGGCGACTTTTTGTGAACTCATATCCACCGAGCCGACAAACTGAAACAGACCGCCAACACCTGTGTACGTTAATGTATCGCCATCAAGCGTAAAGTCACGTACAGGATTAGCACTCATATTGGGTACTTGGGTATACGTTACACCATCGTTATTCAGACTTAAAGCTGTCTCTGTGTCTAAGTAGTAGTAAGCATACTCTCGGTCTAAAAAAGACGTTTTTGCGACCACCACGCTGTTCTTAGATACCGCTGCAACCTTGGCTGTATAAACCTCAGTCGAGTTGTTAACGATGATTAGGTCTTTAACTTGCAGCTTAGTGTAAGCCTGGTTGAAGTAACCTGAACCCAGAACAATCGTGCGGTCTTCTGTGGTCTCGTAAGTGTAGATTCTCGGTGCTGGTGAGCTACCGCCTACGTGTGAGAAGCTCTCGTTATTAAACATTAGAACCTCACATTGACGAATGGGTTAGACGCTACAGGCACCACGGGGTATTGTTGGGAATCAGTGTATCTAGCCATACGTGATTGATTAATGTATTCAGCCGACATAGTCTGTCTAGCAGAATCACTATCACGAATAGAGCTTGCAAAGTCCCTAGCCAGCGCATACTCAATCATCTTAGAGAAATATACAGGCCATTCAGATTCAGGGACGTTGTAAATGTAATCAGCGTACAGCGCATCCTTTGTATCGGTATACACTTTGTCACCGTACAGGGCGTAATTCGTAGACGGGTACAGCTTGATTAGGAACAGTAGGTCAGTGGGCAATTGATATATGCTTTTCCACTCATTATCGACAGGCACATCGGTAGTTAAGGACAGTTGAGCTTTCTTCTTAGCAAAGCCCCAGCGATGTTTCGTCAATTCATTCTGCACGATGTTGTCGTACAGGTTCGATGCTACTTGCTGTGCGCGAGTACCACCAGTAAGGGAGTTAATAGGGGTATCCCCAATTAGGATTAGTGCATTACTAATTAGGTCAATTTTAGAAGCTATGACGCTACCCTCCCATGGCAGGCAAACTCACCATGAAGATTGTTTCTAGTTTCTACAACCCATGCCTCAGCATCGGAAATATCTTTAAATGTTTTACGCTTAACAATACCGTTAGCACTAACGCGGGCATACCAGCGGTTTACTGATTTATCAAAAGAAATACCTTTTATGCCAGACGTATTTCTTGAGGTGATATCTTGATTCCAAATATTTTGTCGCTTGGTAGCTGGGCGCAAGTTTTCGATTCTATTATCAGCCCTATTACCATTAATATGATCTATAAACTCAGGCCATTCACCAGTAAGCATAAAATAAATTATCTTATGCGCTTGATAAGGTTTCTTGTTGATTCTTACCGAAACGTACCCAAAGTTTGTTTTAGATCCGGCAATAGAACCTTGCTGTGCGCGAGAGCCACGACTGTAACGCCACCTTAAATTTTCACCATCATAAACGAATAGCTCGTGTAACAGGTCGTAACCTAAAGCCGCATAATTAGCCATAACTCACCTTTAGAATAGATTGCCCCCCGAAGGGGGCAGGTAACACTTAGTCAGTGTCAGTAGCGCTTACAGTTGTACCATCAACGATATCAACAACACCAGCAGCGTTAGAAGCAACATAGCTAATAACGTGCACGTTTGAAGAATCGCAGATCAACATGAAGTCACCAACCTTCAACTCGGCAGAAGCAGAGTTAAAGTATCCAGCAGTGTTGATAGCAGCAGCAGCGTCGTCACCAGACTTATAAAGCCAAAGTGCGCCAGCATCACTGTTAGCACCGCCAATGCGTGCAAGACCATCTCTTGAAAATGCCATGATTCAGTCTCCTTTACGCAGTTTTGTCGTATTGAACTTTAACCAGACCACCCTCGTCGCGAACGACAGAGCCAGCCTTAAGCATACCGTTGGTCAACCATGCGGTACGCTCAGGAATCCAGTTAATCTCAGTTTTCATGTCAATGCCGATAGCCAAGCCAACAGCAGGACGCTGGAAGAACCAAGAGTCAACAACGTTAGCAGCTTCAGTCAAACCACCTTCAGTACGCGTCTCGATAATCACAAACTGGAAGCCACACAAAGTGTTGATCTCACCAGAGACCAAAGCCTTGATAGCCTGGTAGTCGCCAGAAGTAGCCTTCTCATCGTTCAACAGACCGCCCAAACCTTGCGCTTCAATAGCAGCAAATAGCTCAGTGTTAGGCACACCCTGATCACGCAATGCAACTTGAGCTTCAATAACCTTAGCCATAGTAAGGTTAGTGCCGCCAGCAGCAACAGCAGTGGTCAAAGGAGTTGAAGCGTCCATCGCGTCAATGACAAGCTGGTCAGAACGACGACCCAATGCACCAGCAATGGTGTTAGCCAATTCTTGCTTCTCGTCAAAGTTAACTTCGGCAGCGTCAAAAATGTCTGTGTACTCAGGCGCGTTCCAGTTGCTAAGAGTAGCAGTCTTGAACTCGTGGCCCACATCCATAGGCGTTACTAGATCAGAAGTTGATTTCTGGTTAGCAAGACCTTTACCCATGCGGCGGAATTTATAGGTGTCGCCGACTACACCATTACGTACAGTTACTGCGCTTTTCAGTAGGCCCATGCCCTGATAGGCATGTTTGACCATACTGTCAAACTCAATAACCGAAACGGCAGATAGAGTTTTACTCATTGTCTTATCCTCATAAATTGTAAGACGTAAACATAATTTCTGAGGTTTTCGACTGAGTGCCCGACAGATCGGTCAGCCTACAACCTTAAATAATCTGTCAGGCCTAGAAGGGTATCCGACAGATCAATAATAACATTTAGTTATAAGAAAGCAAACTAACCAAACACTTGAGTATGAGGCCTATCGCCCCCGAACTCTTTCATCATGCGCTGAATCTTAGCTTCATGGTTGCGATCAACAGAGCGTAACAGGTTTCCGTTGTTGTCTTTCTTGTACATTTCAGCTTCGATTGCCTCCCAAGTCACGCCGCCTGGCTGTACAACACCGTCAATGGGTAGCTTGGCTGGCGCAGTAGACTTGATCAACGCCTCGACCAATTCGACCGACTCGGCACTGTTAACAGCGTAACGAAGGCGCTCATAGGTATCAGGGTCTAGGTTGTTCTTCATGAACTGCTCAACGTGCTTGATGCGACCAGTGGCGTTGTCGCCTAGCTTAGCCATCTCAGTTTCGAGTGATACTTCTTCGACAGCCTCGGACTGGGCTTGTAACAGATCCCATGCGCGATCAAACGCGTCTTGGCTCATGTTGGTTTCTTCGGCAAACGTCTTTAGCTCAGCAAATAGCGCATCGTCTTGCTCGATACCTTCAGGGGCTTGGTAGCCATCCTTGGGCGCACCCTTAAACCCACCAAAGCGCTTCTCAAGCTCGGTATACGCCTTGGCTTGATCAGCAATAGACTTGTATTTATCGGCCTTAAACCACTCGGGAGTGTCCCCTGTGCCTTTAATGCCTTCGGTTAAAAAGTACTCACCCTCGCCTAACTGTGGCTCAGCAGCGTCCACCAGTGAAGTCAGGGTGTCGTTTTGTGTAACATCGTTACTCTCTACGGCCTGTTCCATAATTATCTCCATGGATATTGAATAACAGCCCTTTTGGGACTGACCTGCTGGTGTTTCAACAGGATTTGCATGATTCGGCGCTCACCATTCAGTAGCGCTAAGTCATTCACATCGATCCAATCCAAGTGCTGTTCGTTCTTGTAGCATCGGAATGCTCGGAACTTATGCAGGTATTGGAACTTATCGAATCCATATTGTTCGTGTAACTTATCCAGCCATTCAAACTTAAAGCCTGAACTTTCTAGCCAGTCTCTTTCATCACACACAACATCGTATTTGGGCTGTGGTTTACGCCCGCGCTTTGTTTCGGTCATAGTTTTTCCGCTTGCTTCGTTAAGTGAATAATGAACTTAACCACTCCCGCTTCACCATTGTGATAGGCCGCCTCATACTCAATGTTCTGCGAGTTGAAGTCTGTGCCGTTATCCATGACAAAGCGGTTAAGTAAGTCCTCCAGTACTTTAAAACCGTCTTCAGTAGAGAAGCATCGACTATAAGCCTTTGCTAACTCTACTTGCTTCTCTCTTATTTCTGCCTTCTTTGCTTCAGCGTCTTTCTGGTTTACTTCTAATTGTTCCCAACTCATACGGCCTCTTGTTGTTGTTGTCCCATTTGTGCAGCTTGAGCACCAGCCTGGATAATCTGTTGTTTCTCAGGCTCAGACCGCACTAGCTCGCTAGACATACCAGTCTTTTCAGCCGCCCATGTACCGAAGTTTTCAGTCTTGAAAGCCATCATCACTTGCTCGGGGCCAGCAGTAGACAAGACAAACTGAACGGCTTGTTGTACAGCCAGTAGGTCTTCTGAGTCCTGAGCCCGCGCTAGTGGACTGGTGAACTTAATGTCAACGTCTCTACCTTCTAACTGTAAAGGCGTGATCAATCCCCTACGGGTCAGGATAGACACAACACGCTTGAGAATAGGTACAAGCACTTCAGTCTGCAATCGACCGAACGCCGAACCGATACGCTTAGCTAGCTCTCTCGCCTCGATAGCAATCTCAGTAGCAGAGCGAACAGGGCCAGCAGGATCACGAAGATCATTAAACAGCGCCACCTTGATAGCGTTCTGCAATTCCATGATCTCGAACTGCGCCAGCTGTAAGTTAGCACCAGTGTCTAAACGCTGGATAGACGGGTTGCTTGTGTTGTTCGAACCTACGGGAATGACAATCCCTGGGCTGATAGTGATGTTGTAAGGGTTGGTTACACCATCATCTGTGGCCGTATACATACCCGCTAGATCAATGGCAGCCTTCTGCAGTACAAACTCTTTAGCCTTATTCAGTGATCTAACATCGGGCAGTGTCTGCATAGCAGGCCCACGACCGCGAACCTCACCAGCTACTTTCGTGTATCGACCAGTCACCCAAGGCGAGGTGACACCGAAGTCTTCAAACCATGAAATCGAATCTTCACCAGCACACCAGAGCATACCGTAGTAGCGCTTCATTTTCGGGCAGTACATGACGCCTTCATGCACTCCGACTTCGTTATCAGGTGAAGACTTAATAAGATTGGCGATCTTCTCGCTTGGCTCAAACCCTTTGTACAGTCGCTCAAGTAATCGGGCTTTAACCTTCATCCTACGCCAGTGGGTTTCAATCGTACCGTATGGGCCTTCCTCGAACGCAATGCCCTTTTGTGGGATAGCGTGAAAGACAAACGGCATATCATCTTCGTCTGTCTCATCTATCCGCAAGGTGGCAGTACCGACTAGCAGGTCTAAGGCAGCCTCATAGAACTGCGTGCCGAAGTTGGAACGGTTGATATAGTCAAAAACGATTTCAGCCTGGCTTTCTAGGTTCTCGCGTATATCGGTCTCTGACACACCATAGTCGCCAGTTTCCAACAGCTTAATAACCTGCTCACTCGGCTGGAATGTTGCCCACCTTGCCCAGATAGGCGCGATGTTCTCTTGTAACTTACTCGCCCCCTGCTGAATAGCGGTAAGAGAAGTCGAATCGAATATACGATCCATCTTCTTCTGACCCTTATCTTCGCGGTCAAACAGGTTTCTTTGAGGCAGAAAGTATTCATACACGTCAGAAAGCTGTGTGTGCCACATGGCTTCAGCGTCAAAGGCTTTCTTCTCGCGGGTCAGGATATCGGTAAACGACCCCAAGTGTTCAGGTATTTGCATGATTTTTTACCTTTGCTGGCCACCCGAAGGCATAGAGAAACCACCACCGAACATGGATGGGATGCCACCGACCATGGACGTACGGCCACCAGTAGCACCACCACCACCAGCAGTAGCACCACGCCCAGCAGCTTCAGCACGCGTTCTAGGCGCACCACCTAATAGACTGGCTTTGCCTAGTTTACCGCGTGACATAGCGCGAAAGCGGTCTTCCTGTTCCTCGATTTCTTTGTCGAGCATGATAGTCTGACGGCGCTCAACCGCTACTTCCTGCGCTGATTTCTTCGGTGCCTTTGGCTTACGCATTTGACTTTAACCTCTTTAAGAGTTGATAGGGTGTGAGGATAAACGGATCATTTATCCCCAGTATTTGTTTGGCGTGACCTACACATGTATTCAACATGAATAGGCTGCGCTTGCATTGTTTCCTTTGTGCCTTGATTACAATCACTTGCTCTAGTTTAAAGGGTTGGTCGTCCAAAGTAAAAAGATCGAAGTATTGCTCAGTCTTGCCGTAGATGATCCAGCGCCCCCTATCAGGTATGAGCACATAGCAATGCTGTATGACTGGATGCAGGAAAGGTGACCACCAGTGACCGCTATCCTCGGTAAAGACGATGTAAACCTCAGAAGACACTAAACGCCACCTTTGCTGTTGTAGGACGATCAAAGCCCTGCGCCCTTGTCAACGCCTGTCTACCTTCACCTTCGCCCTGTAAAGCGTATTCAAGAGCTTCCACGGGGTGTGAGTATTCGTTCTTGTCTGGCTCATCAGTGTAGCGATCACCTGACACTTGAATCCTTCGATAGCAGAAGCCACCTTGTAAACCCTTGCGTATCATCCTAGCCTTGGGCAGTACATGAAACCTCGGTTTGCCATCCATGCAGTTTTCTTTCATCGGGATTTCAAGTGCAGCCCTTCGCATCGCAGGGTCATTGGTGCTAGTCGGTGAACATGGGATACCAGCAGCGCGTATGATCTTGAAAGGCGTGTCAGCGTTAGCCTGGTTCTTGTTGTCACCCGATGGATCGCCCCAGCCCTTGAACTTATGGTTTGGGTAATTGGCGTCTATATACCTTTTCAACTGTGGCGCAAAGTCTACCGCACCTGAGTCAGTCAGACAGAACTCATCGAAGCACACCCACCTGCCCATACTTGTACGCTGAAGGAAAGCACATGCAGGGGTACGACCGAAGTCAAAGCCAAGGATGACAGGGATATCAAGTGAGGGTCTAAAGTCGATAGGTTGGCAGTGTACCGAGTCCACATACATCGGGTGAACGGGTTTACCTGAGCTGACAAAGCCGTATTCGTTAGCTAAGTTGACCTTGATCCAGTCATCGGTTTTACCTTGTAGACCTCGGTGGTAGTAAGCGGTGGGCAAGTTGTCCAGATTCTCAGCGTCAGGGTTTACACGCCATTGATCGCCATCCTTGAACACGCCGCCTGGTTGACGATGGAAAGCCCAGCCTTCGGGTCTTTCTTCTTCGGCTAGCTTGTAATACCAGTGATCCTCATCGGGAGCGTTCGAGTCACCAACAATCCCATAGTGAGTAGGTCTGGCGCCTTCTTTCGGACTGGGGTATCGACCAGCCCGTAGGTCGAGCATATCTACTACGGCCTTGCTGTGTTCCTTAGCCTCGTTAAGCCAGACCCAAGTAGTCTGTATACCCCTGGCTTTCTTGACGTGATCAGGCCTATCGAAGGCAATAAAGATAACCTCACACCGAACGCTAGTGCCATCATCCAGCCCGAAGCTAAGGCGATGAGTAGGCGGTTCTTTGTTGCCCTGTTTAAACTCACCCAGGTCGCCTAGGATTTCGAGCCAGTCTTTAATGGTGGTCGAGAACAATTCAGAATAGGTATTACGTGCCGCAATGATACGACTTAGCCTAACACCATGGTTCGGGTGTTGCTCACTCTTTACTGGTGCTTGCTCACACATTAGGTCAAACAGCTTGAGGATAGTCTGTACTGTCTTGCCTGAACCCAGTGGCCCCATAATGAAGCTGTTACGCTCTCGGCAATCAGCAAACTCTTGCAGCACTTGCCCCTGGGGTTTTAAGTGGTACTCAATCGTTGCCATCGAATCGCTTCTTGATTACCGATACGATCAGATCAGCACCGCCCTCACCTGTCATTTCAGTTGCTTTCAACTCAGGTAGGTACTTGTTAATCAGTCTTAGCCTAGCATCAGTGGCATACTTAATAGCATTTAGCTCATTGCTTTCCATTGATGCCCCCTCCCTTTCCATTTTAATAATGTTATCAATGACATGCTCAAGTCGGCATTTCTCTGATAAATAGGTTCGGAGTTGCTCCTGGCGCATTGCCCTTTGCTTGGCTGGATTGTTGGCAGCCATTACTTACTACCCCAGTTTATACGGTCGTAGTTAGCCTTAAACTTATCGCGTGACTCGGCTGTACTCTTACGGGGTTTAGAGCCTTTGCCGCCATCGATCGTGACTGGGAAAC